CTGCAAATGTTTACATGCTCCAAATCAGAAAAACTGGTGCAGGAGCATTTTCATGCATTGCATCACTATCTCAATTTGCTTAATATTTAACTAAGGAGAAAAACATGGCACCATTATTTAGAAACCCAAGTGGCATTGGAGTGTTCCTTCGTGCTGCCACGCCTCCTCCTCCACCACCAATCATCGCTGTAACGCCTCCTATCATTGCAGTGACTCCTCCAATCATTGCAGTGACTCCTCCTATCATTGCTGTAACACCTCCAATCATTGCTGTAACACCTCCAATCATTGCTGTAACACCTCCAATCATTGCGGTGACACCACCTATCATTGCTGTAACGCCACCTATCATTGCCGTAACGCCACCTATCATTGCCGTTACTCCTCCTATCATTGCTGTAACACCACCAATTATTGCTGTAACTCCGCCTATCATTGCAGTTACACCACCTATCATCGCAGTGACTCCACCTATCATTGCAGTGACTCCACCTATCATTGCAGTTACACCACCACCAGGTCCATGTCCAAATGACTGTGAAACTGCATATTGCGGTAACGATCCATGTCTTGGTTATGAGACTCCTTGCTGTGGCTATATTAATAATATTTGTACTAGTTGTTAACACAAAAAATTAAAGAATGATATACTCAAAAAAAGGAGAAATTAATGGCTACTAGAAAATTTGCTATGATAGACAACAATAATGTTGTGGTCCTAGTTATTGCTCTTAGAGAGGAAGACTCTGTAATGCAAGGAACTATTGCTGGACTAATTTCAGACCCAGAATGTTTTGAAGTTTTACCATCTTCAAAAGTAAAAATGGGATGGAAATATATTAATGGCGTAGAAACGGAAACAATATAAATGAAAAAATTTATTTTAGTTGTAGAAGAAGATGTTGTTGCTGTAATAACTCTTCCAAGTAGAGATAAGTTTCAAGATCAAATTAATGCTTGTTTAAATAATCCAGTTTTTGTTGAATTGCCAATAGAATCTGAAGTAGACAAAAATTGGACTTGGGATGGACTTGAGTTTTATCCACCAGAATCTTAAATTTTAGTGTAGAATAGAATAGCAAAAGGGGCAAATATGTCAAAATGGAGTGAATGGAAAGAGGCTTTAGGAGAAACAAGGCCATGGGATCTTCTTGATTCAAACAAACTTGCGGAAGAAGATGTAGCAAAAGAAAGACTTGAGATATGCAAAGCATGTCCAGAACTAATACAATTAACAACAACATGTAAAAAATGTGGTTGCTTTATGACAGGAAAAACAAAAATACAAGGGGCAACTTGTCCGTTAGGAAAGTGGTAATATGTTTAAAGCAAATATAGTACAAGATTTTATATCAAAAGAAAACTGTGAATACCTAATTGATGCTGCAATTGCTTCAGATTTATGGGCAAGTGGTGGTTCTGAATTTTGGGACAATCGTGTAATCAACTATGATAGCATTGGTAGATATGACAGAAATGCTGCCATTATTATGTTAGATGCAAACATTCGCTGTGGACAAAGAATTAAAGAATTATTTAATGTAGAAGAAATCTATTCTGATACTCTTCAGATAATTAGATGGTTTCCAGGTATGGAACAGCCACCTCATGCAGATGATATGAGTAACACTGATGTTGTTGGTTTTAGTCACAGAGCATTTGGATCTATTGTTTATTTAAACGATAATTATTCAGGTGGTCACACTTACTATCCAAACTTTGACTTTCAAGTTATTCCAAAGGCTGGTGCCTTAGCAATTCATCCAGGAGATCCAGAGCATCTTCATGGTGTTACAAAAGTTGAAGACGCAATGAGATATACAATTGCCTCATTCTGGACACAAGACAAGGGTAAAAGTTATGACTGGCCCATATATTAATGATGAAGGGTACGAAGTACCCAAAGATACAATTTTAGTTGTTCCTCATGCAGTTGATCATGATGGATTTTATACAGAAATCCTAAAACCACTTAAGGGTAATCCAAAAAGAGACTGGTTTAATGCTCACTTTTATTATTGCTTGCCACTAAGTATTGGAAATCAATACGGATTTGTAATTGAATCATTAAGAGATTTTGAAGTAACTTGGCCTGGTGGAGAACAAGATGTACAAATTACATTCTTAAATGAAGATAACAGTAACAAGCAGGTAGTTAAAGGTGGATTTGGCAGTGGAATTATTACTGTTCAAAACATGTTTGCTCTAAAAACTCCTCCAGGAATTAATCTAATGACTATTCAGCCACCAAATATGTTTATACCTGGCTGTGTTGCTATGACTGGTGTGATTGAGACTGATCAGATTAAAAGAGATTTTACTTTTAACATTAAAATTACCGTTCCAAACTTAAAGATAACAGTTAAAAAAGGTGATGCTCTTGGAGCCTTTATACCAATACCAAGACACTTTGTAGATAACTTTGATGCAAAACTTGTTACAGATGTTTTTGACAGAGAATTCCATGTTAATGAAGTACAAGAATCAGTAAACTTGGGTAATGAAAGAGACACAATAGACAAGGAAAAGCCACATATGTCTGGTCGCAGATATTTTAACGGCATAAATTTTGACGGTACACAGTACCCTGACCATCAGAAAAGAGTACCAAAATGAAGAATCCACTAATTATAAAGAACTTCTTATCAGAAGAAGACTTTAAACAATTACAAGACTATGTAAAAGACTTAGACAAGTCTACATTAGGACATTCTGATCAGTTTAACAGATATGAGTTTGGTGGATCTCACATATTGGACTCTTTACATGAAAAACTTATTCCAATAGCAAACGATTTCTTTGAAAGCAAAAACCTAGTTCCATCATTTAATTTTGGATCTTGGTATTATGGAGAGGCTTCATTAGAAAAGCATAGAGATGTTGCTCCGTGTACTTACAGCATAGACCTTTGTGTCTATCAAAAGACTCCTTGGGATCTATATGTTGAAGGTGTTCCATATACACTTCAGGAAAATGAAGCCCTTCTTTATTATGGAGAAGGCCAAAAGCATTGGAGAGAAGAGTTTCCCAATGCAGAGGACAACATCGTTTGTAATGTTTTTTTCTTTTATGTAGAACCAGATCATTGGTCAATTACTGAGCCTAAAGAAAAACACGATATGATTAGAAGACAGAATGCTATTGAGAGGAATTTATCATGAAACTTGAAACAAAATGTGATGGAAATGTTCTAATATTTGAAGATTTCCTAAGCCCAGAAGAAGTTGCACTGCTAGGATCTTTTATGAAGAACTTTGATTACGACAATTTGCAAGAGCACGAATTTAAATACTGGGGAAAGCGTTTAATTAATGATCACCAGATGAAGTTAAATCCAGGATATGAAAATGTTATGAATGATGTACTTCCTACTTTAAACCTTGTCCTACAAAGAGTTACAGATGTTTTAAATGAGCATGACTATCAAGCAGAGTGGGTTCCCTCTCCACATAACCTAATTAAGATGTTTGATGGATCAAGTAATATGGCTTTTGATGGAGACGCTGAGTTAGAAATGTTTATTCATATAGACAATCAAGGACACATGGAAAGCCCAATTATGTGGGGAAGTGTAGTTTATCTTAACGAGGACTACGAAGGTGGAGAAATTTACTATCCAGACTATGATTATTTGTATAAACCAAAGGCAGGATCTATGGCTATGCATAGAGGCAATACTCGTCATGGAGTTAAAAAAGTAACTTCAGGTGAAAGATTCTGTGCAGCATCATTAGTTACAATCAAGGGCAACTGGAATCAAAACCCATTGCCAACTAGAACTGACAATGTAGATAATCCTTATCACTATCCAGTAGGATATTGGGGCAAGCGTTACAAACTTGATCCTATTCAAGGTGAAATTAAAAATCTTAGAAGTGATGGATCTACAGCAGAATACAATCCAGATCCTGAACTAGGAAGGGCAGACGGTAATGATTGATCAAACACTAATAGAAGAAGCAATAAGAGACAGAAAGATACATGTATTTAGAAATGCATTTCCAGATACTCCAAAGTGGGAGCAAATGCTGGCAATCATTGCAAAGTATGTAGCAAAAGATACAGAAGAGTTTCCAGATGCAAGTCATCTAAGCACTACTAATTTAGGTGAAGCCTATCTTAGTTTCCAGTTAAGATGCAGATTCTGGTCTAGATTAACTTATCAACTCTTTGACCCAAAAGATCCTCTTGAGGCTGATATTAAAGAACTATTGCCTATCCTAGATTGGGCAAATGATGTTTACGGTCATAGACTTGCTAACACCTTCTCTTTGGTAAGTCTGATGGCTAACAGGGGCCAGGTAGGATTAAAGCACAGCGATGATGTTGATCAGTTCCAATGGAATTGCAGAGGAACATCATTATGGAGAACTGGTGAAGATTTAGAAGTAGAAACATACATTGAGCCTGGTGACTTTATTTTTATTCCAAAAGGTATCAATCATGAAATTGAAACATTAACTCCTAGATTTGTAATTAACTTGGTAATTAATAATGAATAGCATCATTCATATAAATAAAAAATACATTACTCCTCAAGATATTTTAAATGCTAAAAAAAATATTGA